CCCTGCTGTAGCCAAATTTCGACCGTGAACGACCCGACAGGAGCGGGCGAAACGGAAATGGCGTCCGCATCAAGCCACAAAGTGAATACCCTGTCCCAAGTGGCTGGAAAATAATAAAAGGGCTCATCCCCCAAAAGCTCATCCTTCATGGTGGGCCAATGAGTATTAAACTCAGTCGGGGGAGATCCACCGGGGTAAAGGAAAGGGAGAACCCCAGCAAGCCCAATGCGTTCCTTACTGGAGTCAACGCTGACCGCAGCCACATATTCCGACTTCAAATCACTGACCTCCTCCAAAGCGGTCAATGGGCCAAGCTCTTCACTAGAATACGTGACACCAACCATAACGTTGGTAAGCTCGGCCTGGGAGTAGTCGTACCACAAGGGAAACACCGGGTCATAAAGCTGGACCAAGCGGCGGGTGCCCACAGATGTGTTCGTGGGACCGGTTAAACTACCGAAAGCGGAAAAGCCGGTGACTGCTGTACGCCCCAACGGGGGATGGACAGCCAACCGAGAGTTAGAGTTGACACGGCTATAAGGGCCGGTCAGAGTACGCACTGTAGCCATTTGATAAAACCTGTTCTGGTGTAGGCGCAAAGTCAGCAATCGTCCTTCAACATAATTTGAGTTAGAACAGGGTGGTCGATAACGCACGGGAAACTCTTGAGGCCGGCTACGAAGGCGACGCAGTCGCAGAGTTCCCGGTAAGTGACGTCGTACCCGGCGGCAACATACTGAAGTGTATGGTCGGTGTATCTAGGGACACCCGGGTCGCCAGCCCGCCAGGGCTTATCCAGACACACCTGATGAACCGCCTTGCATCCCTGGCGGGTGGAACAGTAGGCTTCGGCTAAATCATACAGAATAGGCACTACTCTGTCCACCTTAGCCGTCGCGATGGCGTCACCAGTCATAAAAGCGGGGCCGTCCTTACTTTTCATATCAAGGCGCCAGCCCCACTTAAACAATGCACGCCCGACAGTGCGGGCAAACCACCACCGCCCATTCGAAGGATAAGGGCGCATGCCCAAGAAGACAAAAGAAAAGGGGTCGGTGCTTGGGCGCGCCATCGTCAGCTTGAAGCCAAACTGCCGGATGTTCTCCTCCAAACAACCTTCCAAACCCTCATAATACAGGTGGGCGGGTAGCAAGGCCAAACTGTCGTCCCCCATTATAGCCAAATGGAGGAGAGGGAACACCTCGTCTATGTCCCTGCGAGTGAGGTCCATAACGGGCTTGCGCTTGATTGCGGCGATAAGGGAAAGCGCATAGACGCACCCATTCAAGAGGGCATTGGCGAGGGAAGTGTCATCACGACCGCTGGCGTTCATGGTGAACGCCTTATACTTCACCCGCCAAGAATTGGGCCCCCGGCCGCCAGAGAGGGAACCCTGGGGTCTCCTCCACGCTCGCATAACATCCGCAAAGAAGGGGATGTCAAAAAGACCGAGTCGGCGGTACAGGGACTCGATCCAATCCCACGATATATCGGAGTGGGAGTTGTCCATCATAGTGTAATCGCCGCAGAGGCCGTACATGCCAGACTCGTAGCGCTCGTTGAACCAGGCATTGAGGGTCTCAGCACTGCAGGCGGCGTAAAAGATCGGGAAATCCTTATTCCAGATCTTCTTCAACCTCTGGGTCATGGCTTTAAGTGGAGGCCCAGCACGTGTATGGGTAACATCGTGGGGGCCCTGAATAAGCCGGTCTATCATCTCCGAAATGGGGATCACTCCCAAATCGGGATCCGGCAAATAGCCACAGAGTTTTTCAGCCTTAACGAAGGCCTTGAAGTGGTCCCACTTCGGGTCCCACGAAGAGGCTCCCTCCGCTTCATAATAAGCGCGCAGAAGGGGCCTTTGCCTCTCCGGTCGCATACTAGCAAGCCAGGAGAAGAAATCATATTCGAGGGGGTCGTCGAGAAGAGAAGGTAAGAGGCGTTGCTCGTAAGTTCGAATAAGGAGAAACGCCTCGAACCGGGGGTCGCAACCCGCTGAACGAAAGGCGCGGGAGAACGTGGCTTTGACGCAATTATAAGCGTCCTTGTTCGAAATGACGGGAATAGCTCCCGACACTGCGG